TAAATAAAAAAAAATCTTTATCGTTGTGTATTGAGTGTGCTGCAATGGTACACTCAGTATACACTTATGCTGTAATAATATATAATTATAAACTTGACTTTTGGGTAAATTTAACTATTTTAAGATCCAACATTAACCAAATGAAGGATACAAAAAAATGACACATGAAGTAGAAACGATGGCTTTCGCTGGCGAAGTTCCTTGGCATGGTTTGGGTACACCAGTTAATAATGACATGAGTGCTCAAGAAATGCTCGAAGCTTCTGGTTGTGATTGGGAAGTTCAGTTAACACAGAACCATTACCCACCATCTCACTCAACACATCCAAGTCAGCCTATTCCAGAAAGTTATTTTATAGAGCGTACTAATGATGGCTCTATTCTGGGTGAGTATGTTGCTGGGACACAATACCAGCCTTTCCAAAATGCAGAGATGTTTAATTTCTTTCAAGAGTTCATCGATAAAGAAGAAATGTACTTGCACACTGCTGGATCACTGTTTGGTGGTCGTAAAGTTTGGTGCATGGCATCTACTAAAGAAGGGTTCACATTAGGTAAAGATGACGAAGTAGTTAACAACTTGTTGTTCACTATCAATCATACTGGCAAGGAAGCTAACTCCGCACTCATTACACCGATAAGAGTTGTGTGCAATAATACTATGCGTTTGGCAATGCAGATTGGAGAGAAAGCAAAGGACATTGTGAAGCATAACCACAAGACAATGTTTGACGCAGAGACTCTCAAGATTGCTTTGGGTATTAGCTCTGAACAGTTTGGAGAGTTCGAGTTGTTTGCTAAGAACATGGCAAGCAAGGTACTTAGCGGTCAAGAGGAATTAGAGTTCTTCAAGTATGTGTTCGGTGGTAAAGAGCGTGAAAAAGATGGCAAGGTTATCCAAAGTGAGGGTGTTAGAAAAGCACTTGCATACAATCGAGGACAAGCATTTGCTCCGATTACTGGCACTGCCAAGGGTGAAACCAAACAGGCTATCATTGACCGCTTAGATAAAGAAATTGAGTTTCTAGATGATACACTCGAAGATCTTATTGCGTCCATTAAGTCAGGCAAAAAGATATCACAAAAACAGATTGAGAAATTAGAAACTCAAAAGCTTGTTAGTGATGACAGTGACGATAAACCTGTCGAGTTAGTCGATCAGACTATCAACGCTGGCTGGAACAAAGATAGTGCAGAAGGTACACTTTGGGGTGCTTATCAAACTGTCATGTGGATGGCAGATCATAAACCAGTTCGTGACTTTGGCGATGATATCAGACTAGACAAAGCTTTTTACGGTGGTGGCAGATTAGCTAGTCAGAATGATATCAAAAATAAGGCAGGTATCAAAGCACTCGAAATGGTGGCGTAATGATATGGAACTATTTCTTAAACTCTATCGGCTTGGAATGGTTATTGTTGTTTTTATGGTCATTCTTATCTTAATATAAATATTAATTGATTATTAACTTATTAGGTTGTAATGTGTAATGCATTACAACCTATTTTATTATTAACTAGTCAAAAGGATACAAACAAATGCAAAGAACAGCTAGATCCATAACACAAATATATGAGGATGGTTTAATGAGAAGAAGAAAGCTTTTAGAACAGTCTCGCCAGAGAATGAACGAACAATTAACACAACATAAACGCATGATGAGGGTTCGAGACTTCATTACAACTTTTGCAGTCTTTTCGCTTGCAACGTTTTGCTTTTGTGTGCTATGTGTTGTTTTATAGATAATATTTACAATATAGGAGATATAAAAAAATGATGTCTAGAAAACACTACAAAGCTATTGCAGAGATACTCAGTAATAACGAGGAAGCAATAGACGCAACAGATGGCAAGATATTGACTGATCTTTGTGTTATGTTTAAACAAGACAATCCAAACTTTAACACTGCACTGTTCATGGTAGCCGTGCAATCTAACACAAAAAAGGGATGTGCATATTATGGATAAGAAAAACGCAACACAGTTTTTAGAACAGTTACCACATCTTACTAACTTTATGACTCCAGAGTTTAAGCAAGACTGGTTAGCTGGTAACTATTCAGATAACGATAGCTTACCACCCGATGAGATCATACTCGAAGCTAAGAAACGAGCAGATAGTATTCTCGATCCTAATGGAGAAGATACTTATTAGAAACGTAAAAAAAGGCAAAACAATGCGTAATAGAATTACTGAAAAGGAAATAATAGTGATATTAGAAAACAAATTAGTTGATTTTGTTAGTAACGAAATTAAAGAAATTGTTTTTGAGTATGCTTTTGGCGAAAAATTTATGAAAAGCAATAACAAGGGAGAGAAGGAAAAGTATTTGGAGGTAACGAAAATAAGAAAGATTTGCTAACTAAATAGATACACTGAATACCTCCCTAAACTTAGCCCTCTGTAGCGTAAATGCAGAGGGTTCTTTTTTGCCTACTCAATCGATATAGATAATATAGTTAGATGCTGATAACATTGGACAAGATAGCTATAGAGTGCTGGGTTTAAGTTACGCCTCCCTGCCCTCTACAGTCATTTTTGTCAGTAGAATTAAAAAAAATATCCTACGTTATGTTGTTGGCTAAGTATACTGCACAGTAATTGTTCTGTTGCTTATATAGTCAATACAATTTATACAGAATTTTCTTAGAGGACTTTGTGCGTGTGTTCTTCTTTTGTACCCCATATAGGGCCACTCCCCTATGTACCCCTCTATACTACTAGCTGCTCTATTTTTTTATTTTTCAGAGTACATCTAGGCTTTGATGACTATTCTGGAGTAGTATTGTAGTCATAGTAATCATCTTTATACATAAAAATACACCGTAGACTACTTTAACTATGTAGTAGCTCTACGGTGCTATGAGTTATATTGTCTTCAGAGGAATCATATTGATCTCTTATTCTTCTCTTATATGAAGACTGTGTCTATATTATACACCCCTACAGCATCTTGTCAAGAATAAAATATAATTTTTTTATTTTTTTTATTGACATGTTACATTATTGCACTATAATAGTATATTAGGAGAGAGATGTACTTGGTTGTGTTACTTACATACCTTCACCTAATAATTATAATGTAATAAAATAGGTAGTCGAAGTTAACACGCAATACACATATACTATACTTTACCTCATTAAAGAGAAAAAGAGAATTTACCTACAAACGTACATACTTGATTAGTGTCTATTGAGCATTTTTCTTGTACTCGTAAAAGAACGTAGTTCGTAAATCGTAGACTTTCCTTACACACAAGGTTGAGATAATATACAAACGTAATACTCGACATAAAAGTACGTACATATGTATCTCTTTTTCTCTTACTATAATCATATAACATACAAGGAATAGACTACAATGGCACAACAACAACAACAAGAAGCACTTCTCGATACTCCTACAATTCTCAAGATGAAAGAAGATTTACTCCAGCAACAAAGAGAACTACAAGCTCGTTCTCTCAAGATAACAGGTGCTGTAGAAGCTATGCTCATCTTGGAAAAGAAACTCAAAGAACTTCAAGTTGCTCACGATGACGAGGATGATGAAGATGAAGAAGAAATTGAAGAGATTGAAGATGATGATCAAGAAGATGATGATGAAGATGAAGAAGATGATGAAGAGGAAGAAGAAGAAGACTTAGACGAAGAAGAGGAAGATGATGATGCTGTTGTATCTAGTAGCAGCACAACAAGCTACAACTAAGTTCTTCATAGCAGCCATGATAGCTACAAATATTCAAGGTGTACCACCTCAAGGATGGATTCAGATGCTTTCAGCAAGTTATCAGACAAAGCAAGAATGTATGGTGTCTCTTCAGGAAAACGAATACATGTTCTATCGTTCTATTATGACAACTTTTAAAAAGGTTGTAAAAGGTATCGTAAAGTTTGGATGTTTTACAGAAGATGAAATAAAGAAAATGAATAAAGACTTAGGTCACGATGTAAAAGAATACAAAGACGTAGATGTTATGGCACGTAGAAAAGAAAGTTTAACACCAGATCATGCTACCTAGTGCTCAACAACAACGAAGTCGTCAACGTGAGTTAACTGACAAACAAGAAAAGTTTGTTAACTGTCTCATAGCTAATGGCGGTAAAGTAAAGGACGCAGTTATCGAGGCTGGCTACAAAGAGAGTAGTCGTTCTTGGTTAATGAATACTTTACGAGATGAAATACTAGAGAGAACGAGGTCAATGCTGGCCTCGTACTCTGTTAAAGCTGCTCATCGTATAACTGAAGGTTTAGATTCTGATGGTAGTGTTCCTGCAAATCAGATGGATATGCGTTTCAAGAGTGCAGAAGCGGTACTCGATAGAGTAGGTATAGGACGTAAACAAGTAACGGAAGTGCAGGGTGAAGTCATACATGGCATTGTTATGTTACCTGCTAAAGAACAACCTAAAGATGTGGAGGTAACAATCGATGGCTGATGATATGATGAGAGATATTCTACAAGGATATATAGATGAAGGTAAAGCAAAAAATTTAAAAGAAGCTAAAAAATTATTTGATGAAGAAATACAAGAGAGCATGAATAAAGAAAGTACTCGTGTAAGAATAGAAAAAAAAGAAAAAGGGAGTGCATCAGGTGGTTTAGTTGGTGGTCAAACAAAACTAGACAAGAATAAAGATGGAAAGATTAGTGGTGTAGATTTTAAGATGATGAATAAAGGTGGCATGATTAAGAAATATGCCTACGGTGGCAGAGTAGCAAAGAGTTCAGCAGAGAAATCGTAACAATGGTTCTTCAATTAGCACCACTCGTAGCACCATTCGCATCAGCAGTAGTCCGTAAAATTGGTGTTAAAAGTGTTAAAGAACTAATGAAAAAAGGTAAATCATTACTCAGTGCATTAGATCCTGAAGAGATTGTATCTATGGTACAAGAGTATACTAGTCCTGAAAGTGATAATATAAATCCTTATAATATTAAAGATCTTGAAAAAATTAATCCACAAATTGAAAAACTTATTAAAGAACTTGATAAAGAGAAACCAAAATTACCTTCTATGTATACAAAAATAGATAAAGGTTCTAAAAAGAAAAAATTACCTTCTCCTTATACAAAAGTATATGCTTACGGTGGTCGTGTGGCAAAATATAAAAAAGATAAAGTTGGACGTTAACAATGGCTGAGAAGAAAAAGAAAAAAGATACTCTGACAGACAGACAAAAGAAGACAATGCAACGTCACGCAGAACATCATACAAAGAAACATATGACAGAGATGCGTAAACTTATGCTTAAAGGAAAAACATTTACACAAGCTCATAAAATAGCGATGAAAAAAGTTGGACGTTAACAATGGCTCCACGGAGACAAAAAGCAATACCACGCACTAAGAAGAATTACCGTTCTACTGAGAGTGGTGCAGGTATGACACGAGAAGGTGTAAAAGCACACCGAAGAGCAAATCCCGGTAGTAAACTTAAAACAGCCGTAACAGGCAAGGTTAAAAAGGGCAGCAAAGCTGCTAAGAGGAGAAAGAGTTACTGTGCTCGAAGTGCAGGACAACTTAAAAGATCCTCTGCAAAGACAAGAAACAATCCTAACAGCAGAATACGACAAGCAAGAAGAAGATGGAAGTGTTAAAATATGGCAACAAAACCCGGACTATACGCAAACATACACGCTAAGAGAAAACGCATAGCTGCAGGTAGCAATGAGAAGATGCGTAAAGTAGGTGCAAAGGGTGCTCCTACCAAGAAAAACTTCATACAATCTGCCAAGACTGCTAAGAAACCTATTAGAAAAAGAAGAGCATAATGATAGATGATCTCTGTCCGAAGTGTGGTAAGAAAGGTTGCAAGTGTGATCCAGATCAACCTTGTGCATGTGACAATAAGGAAGAGGTTATAGAAGAGCAGATACTTGACGTAGAAGAAAGTATCAAAAAACGTAGAAAAGATATTATTGAGTCATTTGAAGAATAACTATGGCAGGTAGACCACGTTTAACACTCGGCAAGAAAGGCTCATATAACTTATCACGTATAGAAAAGAAGAAGCGTGAGGCCAAAAAAAAAATCAAGAGTTCGCAACAGAAGACGCTTGATGCCAAGAAAAAATTAAGTAAGCTACAAGACCAACAAAAGAGTTTAAACACAGCAAAGAAGTTAATGGAAAAGGGTGGTCTAGCCCTAGAAGACAAGTTAAGTAAACTTCCGAAGCATGTTCGTAATACACTCGACAAGAACACACAAGTACTCTTTAGTCCGAATGATGGCCCACAAACGGACTTCTTAGCTGCTCCAGAAAAAGAAGTACTCTACGGTGGTGCAGCAGGTGGCGGTAAATCCTTTGCAATGTTAATGGATTTATTGCGTTACGCACACAACACAAATCATCGAGCTTTGCTCCTCAGAAGAACGTTAGCAGAACTTACAGAGCTTATCGATCAATCACGAAAGATATACCCACAGGCATTTCCGGGTGCTGTGTTTCGAGAGTCTAAGAGTACATGGTCGTTTCCTAGCGGTGCAACAGCACTCTTCAGTTACGTTGACAAGGACATTGACGTAACACGTTACCAAGGACAAGCTTTTACTTGGATTGGTGTTGATGAGCTAGGTCACTATCCTACACCGTATGTATGGGATTATCTACGAAGTCGTCTTAGAAGTACAGATGTCTCGATAGATACGTACATGAGAGCTTCTGCTAACCCCGGTGGTAGTGGTGGATGGTGGATAAAGAAGATGTTCATAGACCCGAACACACCTAACGATCCTTTCTGGGCTACAGATTACGAGACAGGACGTACTTTATTACATGGCCCGAATCACCCTGTAAAACCTAACGAGCCATTATTTCAAAGACGATTTATTCCTGCTAGGTTAACAGATAATCCACACTTGGCAGAGTCAGGAGAATACGAAGCAATGCTTTTGTCTCTTCCTGAAGTAGAACGTAGACGCTTACTAGAAGGAGATTGGGATGTTGCAGACGGTGCAGCCTTTTCAGAGTTCGATAGAAACTTGCATGTGGTACAACCATTTGAGATACCTTACAACTGGCCTCGTATTAGAGCAGCCGATTATGGTTATAGTAGCCCTAGCTGTGTACTTTGGGGTGCAGTAGATTGGGACAACAACTTCTGGATCTATCGAGAACTTTACAGTAAAGGGTATACAGGTGAAACTCTGGCAGAAATGATCAACGCTTTAGAGTACGATGATCCACCTATGAATATTTCTGTGTTAGATGGAGCTTGCTGGTCTAAACACGGTACTGGCCCTAGCATAGCTGAAACCTTAACAAGAAACGGTGTACGTTTTATACCTGCAGATAAAAATAGAATGGCAGGTAAAATAGAACTGCACCGAAGATTAGGTATAAACGAAAAGAACGGTGAACCGAGACTACGTATACTTTCTACGTGTACTAACTTAATAAGGACATTACCTACCTTGCCACTTTCTAAAACAAACTCAGAAGATGTAGATACCAGAGCCGAAGACCATGCTTACGATGCATTGCGTTATATGTGTATGACACGGCAAACTGGTCTACCTCATGCAGGTATGATGAATAAAGTAAAAGAACAGACCTATCAACCTATTAATCAGATCTTTGGATACTAAGTTATGGTTTCAAAAAAAGATGTAAATTTAAAAAGACTTTTAAGTGCTTTACAAGAAAATAAAACACTTGATATTGATAAAAATACTGTAGCAGATCTTGCAGCAACATGGAACGCTACTGGTAAAACAAAAATAACGACTTTTTTAAATAATAATATATATAATAAAGAAGAGATGCCATACGGTAGAATGACATTAAGACAATTTATGACTCCATCTGAAGGTACAAATATAAGTCCTTTTGAAGAATTAAAAGGGTATATAGAAAAAGAGATAGAAGCAAATCCTACAGCAAGAACAGCTAGATTAAAAGATTACCAAAAAAATGTAAGATTTATGTATGGTCAACTGTTAAGACCTTATTTAGAAAATATTGGATCTAACTTAGATTTTTTAAATTTTATACCTTCTGCTGAAAAAGGTGATTTACAATCTATAAAAATATTAGGTGAAGAAGCAGCAAAAGAACAATCAACTATTGGTGTAACATTTTTAAAAAATAATTACGGAAAGTTTTTTCAAAAATTAGAAGAGTTTATAAATCCTCTAGTTAATGTTGATTTAATTCCTGAGTCTAATGCAATTGTAACAGGTGTAAACACAGGATTTAGACCAAACACTATCTTAGGATTAACATTGCAAGAGTATGATCCTGCTGGACAATCTGTGTATATTGATCCTAATGATTTTACAAAACAAAATAAAATTATATATGCAGAATTATTAGATCAGGCAGGAGGTTTAGAAAAATTAACAGAACAAGGAAAGATTATTGAAAAAAGTGGTGGAAGAGGATTAGGAAAAGCAGGTTCTAGAGGATCTTTAATACCTTTGTCTGTTCCACTTAACGATGAAGCTTCCTCTGCAATAGAACGACAAATAGCATTAAATAATCAAAATCCTATATACATACAGAAATATGGCACTAATAATCCAAAAGCACCAATTTTTATTAAAGCTGATGGTAGTAAAGTAAATACAACTTCAGTTAACACTGTTTTACAAAATATAGTTCTTGATATAGATAATGTATCAAATCCTTCAGATTATTTAATATATGATCATAATTTAAAAATAAAATTACCTAGTTTTCATCCAAGTAAAGAAGTTATTGTAGATGCTTTAATGAATCAAAGAGGTTTATCAGAATCACAAGCAAAAGCACAAGCTAAAATAACTAAGACAGGTTATTCTTTATTACGAAATGTTCATACTGTTGTTTCTGATTCTCAAGATATTCCTCGTAAGTATATAGACTTTGTACAGGGTAGAGGTATTTCTCCTGAAACTTTTAGTGCTGGAGCACAAGGATACGCTACAAGAGTACCGGGTGAATTTTCACAACAAGAAAGAAAACATGTTAATACTGTTTCTAATTTTTTTAGAGAAAGTAACAATAATATCCCAATAATATCAGGAACAAGAAGTAGTTTTACACCAGAGTTAGAAGGAACTCACTCTATAGCTCAAGATAATATAGTACAAAAGAAAAAAATATTGAGTGATGATCTTCTTAAACCTATGCAAAAGAAATTATCTAAAGTTAAAAAAGAAGGTGTAGAATATTTAATGCACACTCTTCCTAACATTGATATTACTAAAGCTGAACAAATTTCTAATGAATTTTTTAATAGTAAAGTAGATTTAGATAATTTTAAAAGTATGGGATCTTGGAATGAGTTTTTAAGTAATAAAGAAAATATTAATAATTTACCGTTTCAGCAATACTCAGATAAATTAAAACCAATCTTTAATAATTTTATGGCTTTAACAAGAGTTGGTTCAAAAAGTAAAAAAGCATTAAATACATTATTTCCTGATAATCAAAACCTTGAGATAACACCTCTTAAAGGTAGGTTTTATTATGGAGAAGACCCTCCAGAGTTAGCTGGTATAGATCCTTCAGATACAAAAGCACAAGGAGAAGCAATTGATAAATTAGGTCAAAAAAAGAGTACGCAAGTAATGTTTGACTTTAGTCATCCTGATGTAAAAAAAGGTATAAAAAAAGGAGCAGTTGGACTTATTGGTGGAGGAATAGGATTAGCTGCTCATGCAGTAGATGCTGCAACAAACGTTTCAGAAATAGGTGGTAAGTACGCTAATATTCCTGCAGAAGATATGCTTAGTTCAGATCTATTAGGGGCTATGGAATCTGGAGCACGTATGGGAGATACAGGTAAATTAATGGATTATGGCCCTGAATTAGATAAAAGATTTGCAGCACAAAAACAACAAAGACAAATGTTTGACGAGTCTGAAGATTCAGTTGCAGGTAGATTAAGAGGATTTGCTAAAGCAAGAGAAAGAGAACAAGGCTATTATTCAGCAGATCCAAAATTTGATGTTTCTCTTACAGAAGAAAATGTAGGTCGAGCAAAACAAGCTTACGGTATATATACCGAAGATGAAGAAGAAGGACGAAGATTTCTTGAAAGTAACATGTCAGATCAAATGAATGAAGTTTTAAGAAATCCTGAATTTAGAAGATAACAACAACCAACCAAGGAGTAAATACTATGCCAATGGGAAATAAACAGATGTACGGAAAAGGGTACATCATGGGACAAATGAGTAAGCAAGGTGAATTTAGTGACGCAAATGAGTCTGCACTCTATCGTGAGAAGTTAGAGTTTGGTGTCGGAACAAAACAAGGTGTTCTTACAGAAGACTTTCCTTCAGAGGGCGGTAACAAGCACATGGGTCAAGCTGCTATGATTATGGCTTCAAGTAAACAAAGTATCTAATAAATATACACAAGGTAACTGAGTATGGCAATTGATGACGGTGAACTAGAAGATACAGAAGGTATGATCGCTGTACCAGAAGCGGAAGCAGCAACAGGTATTGTAGGAACAATACAACAACGTTTTAATGATGCAGAGAATGGTCGGCAACTAGAAGAACAACGGTGGTTAAAATCCTACAAGAATTATAGAGGAATCTATGATTCAACTACTCAATATCGTAACAATGAACGTAGTCAAGTCTTTATTAAGATAACCAAGACAAAAGTACTAGCAGCTTACGGACAAATTGTAGATATACTCTTTGCTAATAATAAGTTTCCTATCTCAGTAGAAAGCACACCTATGCCAGAAGGTATAGATGAGTTTGCACATTTAAGTAAACAGCCAGTACAAGAAGATTTTGGGCCTTATGGTTTTGAAGGTGATGACAACGAACTCCTTCCGGGAGCAATGGAAGCAACACCTAAACAACAAGAAGGGCCACAAGCTGCAAACTTAGGTGGTTTAAGTGATAAGTACGAAGGAGCCAACTTAGCTTCAGGGCCAGCAAGAATGGGAGAACCTCAGATATCTCCTGCAGCCGATGCAGCACGAAACATGGAGAAGTGCATCCACGACCAACTTCTCGATACCAGTGCCATCACTGTGTTACGTCATGCTATATTCGAGTGTGCATTGTTAGGTACTGGTGTTATAAAAGGGCCGTTCAATTACACAAAAACTGTACACAACTGGTCAATGGGAGAAGAAGGTCAAGGAAAAACTTACGATCCTTATGAGAAAACTGTACCGAGAGTAGAAGCAGTTAGCTGTTGGGATTTCTATCCTGATCCTAGTGCTACTAATATTAATGATGCTGAGTATGTAATACAAAGACATAGAATGAACAGGGAGCAATTACGTGATCTCACAAACCGTCCTCATTTTGACCCAGAAGCTATCAGCAATGTGCTCAGTGGTGGCCCGAATTACCAAGAGCGTTATTTCGAGCACTCACTCCATGCTAATGAAGATGATCCGACTTATGCAGGTAATCGGTACGAAGTGTATGAGTATTGGGGCAACCTTGATACGAAACTTGCAGAAGAGTTTGGCATGGATATGGGAGAAATTAAAAGTGACTTGGACTCGATTCAGGTAAATATCTGGATATGTGGAAATGAAATTATTCGTTTTGTAGCTAATCCTTTTATTCCTGCTCGTATTCCTTATCACTCTTTTCCTTACGAACTTAACCCCTATCAATTGTTTGGTGTAGGTGTAGCTGAAAATATGGAAGATAGCCAGATGCTGATGAATGGTCACATTCGTATGGCTATAGACAATCTTGCACTAGCAGGACACTTAGTATTTGACATAGACGAAACACAACTTGTACCCGGTCAATCCTATGACGTATTTCCCGGTAAAGTATTTCGTAGACAATCAGGTGTTACTGGCACTGCTGTTAATGCTATTAAGTTTCCGAGCACTGCAGGTGAAAATATACAGATGTACGACAAAGCTCGACAACTAGCAGACGAGCAAACTGGTATACAGAGTATATCACACGGACAGACAGGTGTTACTGGTACTGGTCGTACTGCTGCAGGACTGAGTATGTTAATGTCGAGTGCAGGACTCAGTGTAAAAACAGTTATAAAAAATATCGATGATTCCTTGCTCAAACCGTTAGGTGAAGCTTTCTTTCAATGGAATATGCAGTTTAATGATGAAACTCCAGAAAAGATAGGCGACCTAGAAATTAAACCAAAGGGTACAAGTGCTGTTGTGCAGAAAGAAGTTAGGTCACAACGATTGACAGCTTTGTTACAGACTGTTGCCAATCCAATGTTAGCACCATTTATTAAAATACCAAATTTAATTAAAGAACTAGCAATAAGTCAAGACATAGATCCTGATGCTCTAGTCAATGACGTTAGTGAAGCAGCAGTGTTTGCTGAAGTACTGAGAGGTTTAAATGAACGAACAACAGGCGAAGTTGCTCCTGCCACTGGTCAACAACCAACAGGCATGGGAGGGGCTGGAGGCGTACCTCAAGGAGTTGGCCCCAATGATGAGACAGCGGTTGGTGGTGGAGGAATCGGAGTTGGAGGTACGCAGACTGCAGGGGAAGCTGGCTTTACTGGAAATGCTCCTCAAACTGAAACAATCGGCTAACGATACAGTACAGGTAAATAAAAAGAAATAATATGGCAACATTAGCAGAACAATTAGAAGATGCATTACGAGGGCAAGGAACAACTATAGCTCCCGGTACACTGTCTCCTGTTAATGTAGGTACGAATCAGTTAAGTTGGTCTGATACATTTGATAGAATACAACAAAGAAAACCATTAAAACCCGGTGAAGGTTTACCTACCGTACCTCAAGGTGTTCCTGCTTCTACATTTTATAGACAAGCTACACAACTAGGTGCTATGCCTTCTGGTGCTTCACAGTTTTTTGTTAAACCGTTAGCTCCTGAAACACCTACGTATGATTATGCACAACAAGCAACGTCAACACCTTCTACAACACAATCTCAACAATCGTCTTTTTCATCTTCAAGACAATTACAAAATGTAATACAACAAGTACAAGATGAACAGTTAGGAGATGATTCTTCTGGAGAAGGTTTATATGATTATGCACAACCTGTAGAAGAGTATGATATTGGTGCAAAGGTACAGAATCTTGTAGATAGTATTAATCCTTTTGCAGATCCTAATGTTGATGAATTTGGTGCATTACGTGAAATGTCTCCAGAAGAAAAAGCAGAAACTATTTCTCAAGTGCCTTCTTCATCAATATTATCTTGGGAAGACTATGTTAATCAAGATAAGATAACAATAGGAAATCGAGTAACTATACGTGAAGATAATTTTGAAGATTCTGTTAAAAAAGTTTATGACACGTTAACTTCACCATTTGAAAAAGCAGGGGAATACGTAGGGGGATACATAAGCGAAACAATTCAAGATTTTAAAGACAATCCTTGGACTACAATAGGTGCTTTTGGTGTGTCTACATTTCTTAAATCTATAACTAATTCTACACCATTAGGAATGATGGGTTCTTTTATATTTAAACAATTACTAGACGATGACTCATCTTTTGCTCAAAGTCAAATAGGTAGATCAGGTATTGTAAATGGTACAGGTGTTCCTGATTCTGACGGAAACTATAATCCACAGTCTACTTCAATAGCAGGATATAACAGTTTAGGTATGGCTGTAGATAAAGATGGTAATTTAGTTTTAATAGATGGTATGTATGCTTGGGATAGTTTTGGAAGTTTTATGAACAGTTTTGGTATGAGTGATAAAGAAGCTAGAGCAATAACAGGACAATCATATTATTATGGTGTTGATGAAGAAACTACTGGATTATTAGATCCTAATCTTGCAGGTATGGATGTTAGTGAAGAAGATAAAATGAAGGCTACTCAAGAAGCTATGTTACAGGCTACGCAAACAGAAAGTTATCAAGGAGATTCATTTGGAGATATGTCAGTTGATGCTTCTGGAAATATAGGTAGTACAGGTATGGGAGCTATGCCGGGTGATAGCAATCTGTGGTAAGTTAAATAAATACAACAAAGGAACAATACTATGGGTATAAATTCAGATTTTCAGTTTAAACAAGAAGGTGGTGAAGTGTTAGACGCACCAATGATGCCACCACCACAACCACAAGAAGGTGCAGATATGCAAAACTTAGGTTTTGTAAATGATCCTAACGCTATGCCACCACAAGAAGGTGGTGAGATGTCTGTAGCTGATGATATTCCTAGAGAAGCTGATGAAGGTGATTTTATACTTCCTTACGAGACTGTATTGTTAATTGGTTTAAAACAACTAAACCGTTATACTAAAGAAGCTATGAAGTTAGCTTCAGAAAATAATGTAGATTTAAGCGGTACACAACTAGATCCTACAGATGATGTTCCTATTAAGATCAGTAACTATGAATACCATATTCCTAAAGTTTTAGTTCCTTTCTTTGGCGGTGGTAAAAAGTATTTAGATAAAATACAAAAGCAAGGTTTAGATTTACGTAAACGTTTGCAAGAAGAAGGTATGCCAGATTTGATGAAAGAGCAAGAAGCTGAAGCTCCTCAAATGGAAGAAGCTCCACCCGAAACAGCAGATCCAGCAATGATGATGCCACCACAACCACAAGGTATGATAGAACAACCAGAAACACCTATGATGCCACCACAAGAAGCTCCACCACCACCAATGATGCAAGAAGGTGGTTTTGTCGAAAATAAAGATGAGTATCTAAATGAAGACCATCCTGACGTTACTAAAGAAGAACTTAAAAGATTTAATAGAATTTTTGGACGAAGACCAGACAGCCCACCTATTATTCTTAGCGATGTAGATAAACACAATGCTTATGTTCAAATGAAAAGCCGACATAATTTTACTGACAAAGACATATTTGAACAGACACATAATGCAAAAGTTCATGAACGACATGAACGTGAGCAAATGGATGTCGTTCTTGAGCAAGCTTCTGGTGGTTTCGTCTTATCGAAGGATAAAGATGCTGCAATGCTGGAAAAAGATAAAGCTCCTACAACACAAGAACAAACGAGACTAAAAGCACAACAACCAGCAATGATGACACCAGATGGTAAACGTATACAACAAGGTTTCAGTGCTCCAGCAGGTTACGCTAATGGTGGAGATGTTATGAAAGGTTTAGGTTTTACTAGCGAAGATGTTACTGCTGAAAACATAGATAATATGTTACAAAATGCTAAAGATGCTGTAAATGTATTAACAAGTTTTAAAGAGTCTTTTACAGGAAAACAAAAATCTGATGAAAAAGCTATGAAAGAATTAGCTAAAAAATCAGATCAACAATCAGTTGGATTTATGACGGTAAGAACATAAAATGATCTACGATAATTTTTTACACTTTCTTAAAAAAGTAGAGAACGGTAACAAAGTTGGATGGCACGTAGCTGAACAAGTTTGGTATCCTCACGCATCACCTGAAGGTGGTAACGATACAATTGGTTACGGACACAAACTATTAGATGACGAAGTTGAAACGGCAAACAAAGGTTTGTCAGAGACAGCTATTACTCAGATGTTTATGGACGATGTAGACAATGCTACGCAAGTAGCTAGAAGAGTTATGAAGAGTCATTTTAATCAAGATTTTGACAGTCTCTCAGATAACGGTAAATGCATGATCATAGATTTTGCTTATAACTTAGGTGGTGGTGGTTTAAAAAAATTTCCTAAGTTTGTAAAAGCAGTATGTGATGATGATTTAGAAGGTATGAGACAACAATATAAAAGATATTATAGTGCTAACGGCACTAAGAAAGAATTGAAGCAACGTAACGAATTATTTTTTACGTTGTTTCTTTCGTAAGCAGCTACCTGAACAACAGTTCGGCCCTGCTTGTTAACCTACCGATGGCAACCTACACAACAAGTGTAGCCCCAATGAAGGAGAGGTATTATGGCTAGAGAAAATGTACAAACTGATGATAACGAAGGAGAAGACTTAGAGCCTACCCCATATCAGAATGATTATAGGCGAAACCTTGCGATAGATGATGATTCCGATGAAAGTGATCTTCAAGACCCTGCAGATATGCAGACTACTCGAAAAGATACTGAGGGATTAGCACAGACCAAGGCCAGTAAAGAACAGACACACGATTTTAAAAAGCGTTACGGTGATTTAAAACGTCACTACGACACTAAGTTAAATGAGTGGAAACAGGAAAAAGAAATGTTTCAAGCAAAGCTTGCAGTAGAGGCAAAAAAGCATGACATAAAAAAGTTGCCCAAGACTGAAGAAGAGTTAGAAAGTTTCAAAGAAAAATATCCTGATGTCTATGATGTAGTGGAAACTATATCCGCTTTACAAGCCAGTGACAGAGTGAAAGATATTGAAGGACGTTTAGAAGAGTTGCGTTACAAAGAACAAGAAGCTGTAGTAAAAACAGCCGAAAAACAACTTTTAAATATACATCCTGATTTTGTTGATCTCAAAGAAAATGAAAGTTTTCTGAACTGGTTAGAAGAACAGCCTAACAATATATCTGACGGTATTTTTAAAAACAATACTGACGTAAAATGGGCAGCTAGAGTTGTCGATCTCTTCAAAGCAGATATCGGTGCTCCTCGTAACACAAAACGTGCAAATCAGAAAGCCAACAAACGTCCACAATCTAGCTCATCTAAAAACCAAGCTGCTCAATCTGTGACAAAGACCACAGCAAACAGAAGCTTAGATAGTTTTCAAGATGACACAAAGATTTGGTCTATAGCAGAAATTTCACGATTAAAACCTAAAGAGTACGAGCTTTTAGAAAAAGAGATTGATAAAGCCGTAAAGGAAGGTCGAGTTGTGGATTCTGTAGAGTAATAATATAGAATAAGAAGGAGAAAAACAATGGCTTTTTCGACTGCAGCAGGATATGGAAATCTACCTAGTGGTAATTTTGTACCTGTAATCTATAGCCAAAAAGTTCTCAAATTCTTTAGACGTGCCTCGGTAGCGGAAGCAATTACGAATACCGATTACGCTGGAGAGATTGAAAACTTTGGCGATACTGTGAATATCATAAAAGAGCCTACCATCACGGTAAACTCTTATACTCGTGGTAGCACAGTAAATACTGAAGCTCTTGCTGATGATCAAATTCAGCTTGTCGTAGACCAAGGCAACTACTTTGCTTTTAAGGTTGATGACATTGAAGAGCGTCATAGTCACTTGAACTTTGAATCATTAGCTACATCTTCTGGTGCTTACACCTTGAAGAAAGCTTATGACTACAATGTTCTTAAAGCGATTGCTGATAACGCAGCTACTCCTTCAGGAACGCTTCAAACGCAAGCTACATCTGCTAATACTGGTGACGAAGTTGCCGACTTAGTAGCACAAGCTGCTGCGGAGCTAGATAAGAACGATGTTCCTGAAGAAAATAGATGGTTAGTAGCAGCACCCGGATTTTATGAAGTATTGCGTAAAGCATCTTCTAAAATTATGGACATGTCTATAACTGGTGGAGCACAGTCTCCATTGCTTAACGGCAAAGTTACAGAACAGAAGTTGCATGGATTTGATATGTATCAGTCTAATGCAATTGGTGTTGGTACTACTGGTTCAGCAGCAACGCATGTTTTCAACGATTCTGCAACCTCTGGACACACTTTGATCCTCTTTGGTCATATGTCTGCAGTAGTAACTGCTTCTCATATTGCTAAGACGGAAGTCATTCGTGATCCGAATAGTTTTGCTGACATTGTACGTGGTCTTCACGTATTTGGACGTAAAGTTATTCGTGGATCAGGTTCTGGCTACAAAGGTGTATTCAAAGGGTTGATGGATCTAGACAGTTAAAAGGAGGATTAAAAATGGCTACTTATGATCGTACTGTTACAGGCGGTGGTACTGCTGGGCATCCTTCTAATGCTGCTGTTCCATATGTTGTAACATCTCCTGTGTGGGATACTGCAGATGGTGGTGCTGGTGGTGACATCGTTCAATTGATCGATGTACCTGCTGATACTATGATTATTGCAGGGTGTCTAGAAGTTCTAGAAGCTCGTGGCAATGGTCAAATTACTATGGATATTGGGTTTACTGGCGGTGATGTGGACTGTTTTCTTGACGGTTCTGCATGTGCTGCAGGTTTCTCACCATTCCTAGAAGCTGCTGTAGGAGCATCAGGATCTAATGCTCGTATGCTCACAAGTGCTGACACTATTGATGCTCTCATCTTAGATGGTGGATCAACTGGTGAAAGTGCTCTACGTTTCCGTATTCATGTTGTGTTAGCTGATGTTTCAGTTAACCCAGTTGAATCGGCTACGGTGTCTACTGGCACGTAACACTTAATACAGTTTTGTGGGGTTCTGCAAAAATCCCACACTTTCTTTGTATTGTATTGTTTTGACAGAAAGGACACATTATGTTTTTTTTAAAGCTGCTTGAAGATAATGAAGTTAAAGATTGTGCAAAAGGAATACGTAAAGCTAAATTTATAAACGGTTCAATTACACAACCTATTAAAAATTCTAAAAGTAACACAGAATCTATCGGTATACCTGAAAATGTACGTAGAATACTGACAAATAAATTTTATGATAATCACTACATTGATTCAGTTTATTGTCCCAACAGAGTTTCTGTAAATTTTTATAATAAATACGTTGAGGGTGATTTTTACGATATACACGTAGATTCTTTTAAAGCTAAACCTAAATCTAACAACATATATTTTGATTACGGTTTTAGTGTAAATTTATCGGATGATTATGAAGGTGGAGAATTTGTTTTACAGACACCTCTAGGAAACATAGAACGAAAGCTATCGAGTGGTGAAGCTGTTATATTTCCTATAATTTATCCACATGGTGTAAAAAGAATAATAAAAGGTGAAAGAGAAAATATTATTGGATGGTTATCCTCTAACGTAACATACGAACAATCTTTTCTTCTTCACACGATGTACGAGGTAAACTCTTACCTTATGGATCAAAACAAAGAAATATTTATTAAATCAACTTTAATACAAACGTACCTTAAAAAAGAATGGGGTAAGTAAGGAGTAAAGACGAATGGCTACATTAAGTTTGACTACACACTTTACAGTAGATATTCCTGATGATGATAGTCATACTATTACTGGTGGAAGCACTACTGCTACTGATTCAATAACAATTACACATTACTTTGATAAGCGTTATAGTATTACTAACTCAACGCTTACAGAAGTATGGAATGATGATCTTTTATCAGACTTTGATTTTTTGTGGATAGAAGCAGATCAGACTGTAGAGCTACAACTCGTTTGTAATGAAGGTGGAACACTATCAGGAAATAATATAGAAAACGGTTTCTGTGTTAAATTAATTGCTGGTGTACCTTTTGTTCTAGGCAGTGATGATAGTCGTAACATGGGTAATATGGCTGGTACGTTTAATGAGAGCAATCATCAAAGTGAAATAGATACGTGGGAAACAAATTGGTCTGCAGATACAATAGACCGAATAGAATGTTATAACTCATCAGGCAGTACAGCTAATGTACGTGTCTTTGCTGCAACTTAACTTAAAAGGAGAATAAAATGGATGATGAAGAACGCAGGTTAATGCGACATGAAAAAGAACAAGAAAAAAATTTAGAAAAAGCTCATGATGCTTACGATAAAGCACTGAACAAAGCAAACAAAGCTAAAAATTTATATGGTAAAAAAAGTTCAGCATATAAAAAAGCAAATGAAGAGGAGAAGAAAGCATGGGCTAATTTGAGAGTAGCTCAAGGAGCTAATTTAGGCCCAAGGAGATTCAACCTTAAAAAGAAAGAGAAACAAAGAAAACTAAATTCACCTTCTGCAGCACAACGTAAAAGACAAATAAAAGAATATACAACTGGAAAAGATGTAGATATTTCTCAAAAAGAACCTAGAGAACGAAAAGAAATGAAAGCTAACGCTTCAGGCGGTATGGTAGGTGCTTCTGACATGTCTGCTAAAAAGATGGCTTCACCTGAAAAAAAGAAAAAGATGCCACAGTATTATATGGGTGGTGGTATGATTAAAAAAGGTAAAATGTATGCGTATGGTGGTCGTGTAGCAAAGTATAAAGGATAACGTTTAATGGCAACATACTTGACCTTAACGAACAGAGTTTTAAATGAATTAAATGAAGTTGAGTTAACTTCTTCAAATTTTAGTTCATCGAGAGGTGTGCAATCTATGGTGAAGAATGTCGTTAACAAAGGAATTAACGATATTTACAATTCAGAAGTAGAATGGTCATTTTTGTATAAAGCCAAAGAACAAGTTTTGACAGCAGGTCAAAGAACGTATGGTTATCCTTCTGATGCTCGTAAGATAAACTTTAATAGTTTTGTATTAACACCAACTGATTTAATTACAAATGGTTCGTTTACAAACAACATTAGTAATTGGACAACAGTATCAGGATCTCCTTTCTACACTAAAGCTTCAGCAGATGGTGCTCTACGTCTAAATGCTGCTGAAGCTACACAATCTATCAGTACAATAAACGGTAAAGACTATGTTGTTAGAACACGTACTTTTGGTGGAGACATAACTCTAAAAATAGGTACAAGTTCTGGTGGTACAGAAATATCTAGTACAACATTAACTGTTGACAATGCAGGTGATGGAGAGTATAATATAACTACATTCACTGCAACTGCTACAACCATATACATAGGTTTTGCTAATACAGCTTCCAGCAACTATGACGTAGGCAGTGTAGAAGTTACTGAAAATATTCAACCAGAACGTTTAACATATCTTTCTTACAATGAGTGGCTTGATAACCACAGTGAACGTGATCTTAGCACAACAAGTTCAGATCAGTTTGGTTTACCTCGATATGTTTATCGTACACAAGATAACAGTAATATAGGTTTTAGTCCTATACCAGAAAAGAGCACGTATTCTGTTTCTTATGATTATTTTATAACACATACAGATTTATCTGCACATAACGATAGTCCTACATTGCCTGATAGGTTTAATGACATCGTAGTTAACAGAGCTAAATACTATGCGTACATGATGAGAGCAAACATGGCTGGTGCTCAGTTAGCTGAAAAAGATTATCTGGAAGGTGTAAAAAGAATGAGAGTTGAGTTGTTAAATCATCAAAACTATTTTTATCCTGCAGGTATTACAGGAGCTTCCAAACGTTTTGTAGGTGTGAACGCATAACATGGCTGAGATAACAGCACCCGAATATATATCTCCTTACGTTGTAACGGTATCAGGTGGTTTAGTACTAGACAGAGATGTTTATACGATGCCAGTTGGAGCAGCTACAATACTGCAAAACTTTGAACCTTCTGTAAAAGGTGGTTATCGTAGGTTAAGTGGTACAGCTAAATATGACGCTAATTTACTAGGTGGAGCTACGGACACAGTATTGGGTGTAGCTATATTTGCAGATAAGGTTATAGCAGCTTCAGGTACGATTGTTCAAGAAAGTTCTGGCAGTGGCTGGTCGAGTATAGACACAGGAAGAACGAGTGCAGGACGTTATCGTTTTGAAGAGTACAACTTTACTACTAATGAGAATAGACTTATCTTTGCTGATGGTGCTAACTTTGCAAGTTTTTATAATGGCACTACTGTTGTTGACATAAAAGGTTCTACAACAATATCCGCAACAGGATCAGCAAGTAGTTCTTCAACATCATTAAGTGTAACGAGTGCTGCTGGTATAGCTGAAGGTATGTACATAGGCGGTACTAACATTGGTTCTGGTGCTAAAGTATCGAGTGTTTCAGGTACAACTATAACAATGTCCGTAGCTACAACAGGTACTATTAGCAGTGCTAGTGTAACTTTTGCAGGTTTAGGCACAGCCCCAACAAATCCTAGTATGATTGCAGCTTTTAAAAATCATATGTTTTATGCTGGCATGAGTGCTGAACCTAACACAATAATATTTTCTGCTATTGGTGATGAGAATGATTTTACATCAGGCAACGGTGCAGGTTCGTTAAATGTAGATAGTACTATTGTTGCTATCAAATCTTTTCGTGAATCACTGATGATATTTTGTGAAGATCGTATCTACAAACTAACAGGAAATGCGTTAGCAGATTTTGCAATAGAACCTGTTTCACGTAACGTAGGATGTTCAGATGCTTTTAGTGTGCAGGAAATAGGCGGTGACATTCTCTTTCTAGCACCAGATGGTTTACGTACTGTTGCTGGTACTGCACGTATTGGTGACGTAGAATTAGGAACTGTATCTAAACAAATACAGGATAGAATTAATAACATAGGATTTGACAATGTATCCTCTGTTGTTATTCGAGGTAAAAGTCAATATCGTTTGTTTTATCCAACAACAGGTGGTTTAGAAACTTCTGCTAAAGGATTAATAGGAGTTCTTAAATCTAATCCTCAAGGACAGCTAGGTTGGGAATACAGTGATATACGAGGACTAAAACCTTCTTGTTGTGTTTCTGGATTTGTATCGGGTGTTGAAACAATTATACATGGTGGATACGATGGCTATGTATACAAACAAGAATCAGGAAACACATTTGCCGGAACAGCTATGACAGCCCTCTACAGATCACCAGACTTAACAATGGGTGATGCTGGTATAAGAAAAACTATGCAACGTATTAATGTAAACTATGATCCTGAAGGTGCAGTAAATGTCTCGTTATTTGTTAAGTATGATTTTGAGGATGCTGGAACACCGCAACCTGCAGCATACACATTAACCACAGCCGATACTGCTGCTGTCTACGGTAATTCAGGTTCATTGTACGGTTCTGCAGTATACGGTGCAGAAGGTATGCCAATTGTAAGACAATCAGTAGAAGGAAGCGGATTTACAGTCGTTATACGTTTAACAGATACAAGTAGCAATCCACCTATAACCTTAAAAGGATTTGAGTTAGAATTTACACCGGGAGCGAGAATGTAAAATGGCAGGATATTCAGCAAGACAAAATACATATACTACAGGAGACACAATTAAAGCAGAAGATACAAACGAAGAGTTTGATGCTATTATTACTGCTTTTGGAACGTCTGGACATACGCATGATGGTACAGCAGGTAACGGTGGTGCTCTGTCAAAGTTAACTGGTAGTAATTCTATTACAATTGGTGCTGCAACTGCAGGTACTGATATTACTATGACATTTGATGGTGAAACAAATGACGGTGTACTTAAATGGATGGAAGATGAAGATTACTTTGAGTTTTCTGATGCAATTTTAGTAAGTAGCACAAACAGATTACAATTTGGTGATACAGGAACTTACATTCATCAATCAGCAGACGGTGTATTAGATTTAGTATCAGATACTGAAATAGAAATTAATGCAACTACAATAGATATTAATGGTGCAGTAGACATATCAGGTAACACAACAGTTGGTGGAGATCTTACTATTACAGGTGATGATCTTACAATGGGTACGAATACTTCTGGACATATCCTTGTAGCAGATGGTACTAATTATAATCCTGTTGCAGTATCTGGTGATGTTACGATAGCATCTAACGGTGCTGTTACTATTGCTAATGCTGCAGTAGAAAATGCTATGTTAGCAGACGATGCAGTAGGTGCAGATGAGTTAGCAGCTAACGCAGTTGTAACAGCTTCTATAGTTGATGATAATGTTACACAAGCTAAAATTGCTGATGATGCGGTAGGTGCAGATCAATTAGCATCTAGTGCTGTAGTAACAGCTTCTATAGTTGATGATAATGTTACACAAGCTAAAATTGCTGATGATGCGGTAGGTGCAGATCAGTTAGCAGCTAATGCAGTTGTAGATGCAAGTGTTGCCTCTGGTGCAGCTATAGCAATATCAAAAACTGCTCTTGTAGCAGGAACTAACATTTCTCTTTCTACTAATACACTAAATGTAGATGATGCTTTTTTAATTAATAGTGGTAATGACGTAACAAGTGGTGTTATAACTTCTGCTGGCTATAAACTAACTGTAGGAGCAGGTAGTGGAGACATTACAACTGAGTTTCAACAAGCTGGTACGACATTATTTACTGTGGGTATTGATGACTCCGATAGTGAAAAGTTTAAGATACACTCAGGTACGGCTTTAGCCGATACTAGTGACTTAGAGATAACGTCTGCTGGAGTTGTGTCGTTAGCGAGTGATCTTAATGTTGGTGGTAATTTGGTCGTAACTGGTACAGCTACTTCAAGTGCAGGTGCGTTAATATCAGAAGGAACAGCTACAGCGTTAGCTATTGCACTTGGGTAATTAATAATAACAATGGGGGAAGTATCCCAAAGGAGTAAATAATATGGCGAATACATTTAAGGTAATTACCAAGGCAGGGGTAACATCATCTGATGTTATCTATACTGTAGCTAGTTCAACAACTACAATAATTTTAGGTTTGATGCTAGGCAATACTACTAGCGGATCATCGAATGCAACGGTTACATTAGGTACTGATACAGCTAACAGGGCAGGTGCTAACAACGAAGCTAACCAAGATGTTGAGCTTTTAACTACAACAGCAATTGCAGGAAACACTACCCTTGAAATATTAAGTGGCAATAAAGTCGTAATGGAAACAACAGACACGCTTTCTGTAACAGGAAGTGCTGCTTTGGATGTTGTTCTTTCAGTAATGGAGATTACATAAGATGAGAATAATTGGTCCACAGCCTATTAAGGGACAGATAGGTACGTCTGCTATTTCTGATGATTCTATTACCGAAGCTAAAGTAGCTAATGACGCTATTGGTCTTACAGAATTAAAAAATGGAACTGATGGAGAACTTATTACTTGGGATGCTTCTGGTAATCCTACTACTGTGGCTGCAGGAACTTCTGGACATTTTTTAAAATCTCAAGGAGCTGGTACTGTTCCAGTATTTGCTGCTGCTGGTGGTGGAGCATGGAATTTAATTTCAACGGCTGCAATTGATGATGATGCTTCTGCTGATTTCACAGGTTTAAGTGCAACTTATGACACCTATGCTTTTGTTATTTCAGATTTAAAAATTGCCACAGACGATGCTGATATTTATATGCGATTAGGTGACAGCAGTGGATTTGATTCAGGGTCATCAGACTACAGATGGGTAGGAGTATTTAGAGCAACCGATGGTGCTCCAGATTTAACTGGGGCTGGCGATAGTGCAGAAGCACAAATTAATTTAAATGTTGGGGCTGGTGCAGGTAATGGGGGTGTTGGTAATGCTACAGGTGAAGGATTTGGGGGTGTTGTTTTTCTTCATCAGCCTTCCGATGGTGTAATTAAACCATTAATAACAAGCCAATCTGCACACCTTTATAATGATGGTCACTTGGGATTTGTTGTAATGGCTGGAGTTAGGAATGCTGTTATTACTTGTGACAGAGCACAGTTTTTAGCTGAGTCGGGTAATTTAACATCAGGTAGAATTACTGCTTTTGGAATTAGTCATGCGTAGGAGAAGATAATGCCAAGATATAAAAAAGTTAATGGTGAACGTATTCAACTAACAGATGCAGAAGAAACTGCACGAGATGCAGAAGAAAAAGTTTTTTCAGATGGATACTCAGCTAGAAAAATGGCTCAGATTAGATTAAAAAGAAACTCATTACTAGCAGATACTGATTGGTGGGCATCATCTGATGTGTCTGATTCGTTTACAGATGCAAGAAAAAAATACCGCACTGATTTGAGAGATTTGCCATCAACCATATCTGATCCAACGGCTGCTGTTACGTGGCCTACAAAACCGAGCTAATATATAATGGTAATAGCAGAAACATTAGTTGGTATACAATTAGTTAAGAGTGCTGTAACAGGTATTAAGGAAGTAATACATACTTGCCAAGATATACATGAAATTAGCCATCACATAGACAATGTGTTTAGTGGTCAAGAACACATTGATAAAAAGATTGCTGAAAAGAAAAAGAAAGCTCAATCTAGTATTGCTGGTAAATGGCAAACGTTTATAGGTAAAAAGATTGGCGGTGATGAAGGTGATGGTACGAGTATACAAGAAATAGCTGCTGAAATTATAGAAAAGAAACAAGCACAAAAAGAGATACGTAATATGTCTCTAATGCTCAATGCTAGATTTGGTGCAGATACGTGGACTACTATATTAAAAACTAGACAAGAACGTATTAAAGAAAGAGATGAACGACTAAAACGACAAGCAGAAGAAGCTAAAGATAGAGCTTATGAAAACAGAAAGAAGTTTAAGAAAGCACTACAGGAGTTTAGTAAACTATTAATAATTATAGGTGTAGCATTAGGTATGTATTGGTACATTAGCTGGGCTTGCAAAGGATGTATATAAATGGCAACTGAAGTAAACTCTAATACGTCAGTAGCAATGCCAATACGAAACCTTATTAGTATTGTAGGTGCAGTAGCTGTAGGAACGTGGGCTTACTTTGGTGTAGTAGAAAGACTTAATAAGCTAGAAACTAATGGACAGTTAATGCAATCAGATTTAGAAAAAAACAATGAGTTTCGTATAAAAACACCACAGAGTCCTACAGACAAAGAACAGTATATGTTAATAGAGCATCTTTCTGGTCAAGTAGAGAAGATACAAACAACTATAGAATCTATGGCACACAATGCTGTTAACATATCACGGTTACAAAAAGATGTTGAGAAAGCTATGGGTAATATTGAAGATCTTAAAGATAGCCAAAGAAACTTAAAGTATACTAACGGAAAATGATAGAAATATTTACAGGATTTATATTGCAAATGATAGCAAGTGTAGGTGGAACAGTTATGGAGTTTACACCACGTAAATCTTTAAGTGAATGTTTAAAAGTCAAACGTAAAATAGAACGAGAGAGTGATACATATCAAGGGCCACGTTGGGTTTGTATGAAAGGTAAGTTAGAAATGCACAAGACAATGGACGGAAGTTACAGACCTATGAAGATGTTGCCTTACGATGGATAGTAACAACGTAATAAAAACTGTAGTTGACGCTACATCTATTGGAGTAGTAGCAGGAACTATGATGAATTATCTACCACCTTTAGCAGCACTCCTTACTGTTGTGTGGACTTTAATAAGAATTTATGAAACAAAAACTGTACAACGTTGTATTAAGAAATTAAGAAGGTAAGAAAATATGGCTGAAGAAACAGAACAAGCACCTACTGAAGATATAACAACTATTGAAGGTCAAAATAAACCTATAATAGATATCATGGGACAGCAAGCAGTAGGTGCTGTAACTCCCGGTACTGCAGGTGCAACTGATATAAGTTCTGGTGTAGATTTAGGACAAGGTGCTTATCAGCCAACTGCACAAACAGTTCAACAAGATGAATTATTAACAACTCCAACAACATTAAGTCCTACAGGTGTAAATATTACTCCTGCTCAAGTTGCAAGCACTGCTGCTGTTACAAGTCCTACACAACCTGATGTAGCAACTGTTGCTAATGTAGAACGTTCTTATTCTAATTTACCTACGTCTACTGCTGCTCAAGGTACATTGTCTACAAGTGCTACTATTGATCCTAATCAGGTTGTTGATGAACGTACTAAAACACAAATGTTTGAACGAGGTAGTTTAGCTGAAGCAAAAACACAGACTTTAGCACAAGAAGCTACAACAAAATATCAAGTTGAACAGTTAATGGCTTCATTAGATTCTGGTGCAGAATTACCTGCATGGGCTGCACCAAATGTACGTAAAGTACGTTCTATAATGAATCAACGTGGATTAAGTTCATCTTCTATGGCTTCTGCTGCAATGGTTCAAGCTATAAATGAAAGTGCTATACCTATAGCTGCTGCAGATGCTCAAGCTTATTCTAGAATACAATTACAAAATCTTACTAATGAACAACAAACAGCTTTATCTAATGCAGCTACTATTGCTACTATGGATAAACAAAATTTAGATAATAGAATGAAAGCTGCTCAACAAAATGCTCAAACATTTTTGCAGATGGATATTTCTAATTTAAATAACAGACAAGCAACAGAAACGTTAAACTATCAGAGTAAAGTACAGTCATTGTTTACAGATCAAGCTGCTGCTAACGCTGCTAAACAGTTTAATGCTACATCACAAAATCAAGTTAATCAATTTTACGATCAGTTAGGATCAACAGTTGCAACAAATAATGCTAATCGTGCAGCAGCTATGGATCAATTTAATATAGATCAAACTAATTCTATTGTTAAGTATAATGCTAAATTACAAGATGCTAGAGAAAAATTTAATACAACTATGCAACAACAAATTCAACAAGCAAATGCTCTTTGGCAAAGAACAATAAATACTGCTAATGCTGCTGAAGAAAATAATGCAAATAGAATAAATGCTGCTAGTGTATTAGGAATAACTGCAGGAGCACAAGCTAACTTATGGCAAAAATATAGAGATGAAATGCATTATGCTTTTACTAGTACAGAAAATGCTAATCAAAGAGCACAACAATTAGCATTAACTGTTATGCAAAATCAATTTTCAAAAGAAATGTTTGATTTAACATGGGATGCTAAATCAGAAGCTGCTATCGGCACATATTTAGGTAGTTTAGTTCAAGGTTCTTTAAAATCAGTTACTGGTTCATTAATAGAATCAGTAGGTGATGCTTTATTTGGTTCTGATGATTAATAAAAATTATAAAATATATATATATAAGTAAGGAAAATAAACATGGGATTTTTTAGTGATATTGGTGAAGCATTACATGCAGGAGGAAAATTTGTTTTTAATTTACTTAGAGAAGGTTCTGGTAAACCAACAACTGCTCAAGAACTTAGAGATCAAAAAGAAGCTGATAGAATTATAAGAGCTATAGAAGCTCAAACTGCAGTTGGAAAAGTTGAAGGTTTTGCTGAAAATATTAAACGAGAATTACCAATGGAACCTTTAAGTAAACCTAAAGATATACGATCAAAATCTACTAATACTCTTTTTAGAATGGTTAATGCAGCAGGAACAGATAAAAGAGTAGCAGCAGTTAAAAAACATCTACAAATGGTAAAAAGTGGTAGTGTAGATTATACAAATTATGCAGGAGAAGTTACACAACCAACTGGTAAAAGCCCAAGATACACAAAAGCTCCAACTGCTATAGGAACAGGATAGGATATGATTAATGAGTAATATTCCATTAGATAATGATTTAGATATATTTGGAGCAGCAATTCCCGGACAATCCTTAACTGCTAATCCGGGTCAATTTCCTTATGAAAAACCTCCATTAACTTCTAATCCTGAAAATGCTCTTAATTCTTTAGTTGAGCATATACAAACACCTGCTGCAAAAAAGACTATTATAAACTTATTAGAAGCAGGATTAACTGCTGAAACAATAGCTTCTGCATTAGTTTTAGGTGGTGTTTCAGAAGGATTATATGATGTTAATGTTGCAGAATTAATTAAAGCACCTCTTATAATGTATCTTGTTGAAATAGGAGATGATGAAAATATCGATATGATTGGTGTATTAAATACGATACCAGATGAAGAAGGAATGTCTGAGGAAGAAGGAATACAATTAATGCAACAAATATCTCCTAATGATCGTTTTCCAAAGTATTCAAATAAAATTTCAGAACAATTACAAAATAGTCAAGAAATTTTAAATATGTTAGCAGAAGAGAATGTAGAAGAAGATATAGGTTTTGCTAAAAGAATAGGGAGTAAAGAATAATGTCAGCATTTTTATTTGGTTTAGGAACAGGATTAAGTGCTGATTTAGCAGCAGAAAAAGCTGCAGATGCATCAATGGCTGAAAAAAAATTAACAATTGATGCTGCAACTAAAAAAGCAAAAACTTCTCAAACAAATAAATTATTAGACGCAGGAGCAAAACTAGGTTTTACTAGCATAGAGAGTGAAACTTTTAATAATCTTGTTAATGCAGGTCAGTTTAATCAAGCAAGAACAATGATGAGTGAGTTTGTAAAAAAACAAAATGATCTGAAACAACATCTTGACAATGCAGCAGATCTAACAACAAGAAATGAAGCTCATTATGCTACAAATCTTAAACTAAAGGATGGTAACATAATGAGAATAAATGTTCTCAAACCTGTTAGCGCATTTATAAGTCAACGTGGTAAGATTCCTAATGATGGCATTACAAAATTATCACAAGCAACAGAAGGATTTAATACAAGCTTAAGTTCGTTAGCTAGAGTTTACAATAATAATAAAAACAAAGCAAAAGATAAGGAAGGTTTTAAACAATATATAAAAAATGCTTTGAGTTCACAATATGGATTTCTAAAACGATTTATAAATGATCGTAATTCAAACGCAGCTAAAGCAAATGCAACTCATTTATTAACAAATGTATCAATTCAGTTTAAAGATGATTCAGATATAATAAACCATATGAATACATTAGTTAATGAAACTTTTGGACAAGGGTATAATACAGATCAAATAAATTCTATAACATCAACTAAACGAAGAGATAATGGTGATGGCACTGAAACTATAACAAGAGATCTTTCAAAACAAGAACGAGCAAAAATAGATCCAAATAACGTACAACAAATATTTAGTGTTGGTCAATTAAAACCATATTTAAAAGATTTGGGATATAAGATTTCTTCAACAATAGATGTTAATAGTGATAAATTTTCTGCTCCATTTAATAGTATACTTCAATATGCACATCCAAATAAACAAAATGATGCATATTATTTAGATAGTAAAGATGGGAAATTTGGTGCAAAATCTTTATTAGAAGCATCTTTAAATTTTAGCAGAAATGCTGCTTCTAATCCTAGAGAACAATCTAAAAAATTTATAGACATTTTTTACAATCTACGTCCTGATCTTAAAGACGAATTAAATATTTCAAATCAAACTACTGCTCTTTCGTTAGCTAAAGATTTTTTATTAGCTAGAATAAAACGAGAAGAAATTATTGAATCTGAAGGTTATCAAAGAACAGTATCTATAGCTCCTACAAAAGAATCAAAATTAAAAGAAAGAACTACTTTTTCAAAAGATCATAAAGCTAAATTAGCTTCTGTTAAAGGAACTTTAGAAACAGTAGAAAATATAAAAGATATATACACTGAAGCAGGTATAAATAAATTTATAACAGCTATAGATAAAGGAAAATTATCTGAAACCGAACATGCTAAATATATAGATTTCTTTCTAAATAAAAATTTAATTCAATCTAAAACAGAAACTGCAGTAGATGCAAATGGTAACGAATATTCAGTAAAATCAATAGAAGGATCAGATCTTAAACAAACTCTACGTAAACTTTTAAATGATTCTGAATTTGTAAATAATACAGAAAATAAAGCTATTATAGATAGTATTAGACTTTTTGTAGAAAGAGAAGGAACTGCAGAAGTATCTCCTGCTGCTTCAAATTTACAATTCTTTCTTTCTAATTTTAAAACTAACGTAAAAGGTATAACAAATGTTTTATCTGGTATGTTAAAACAAAAAGTACAACAATTTTCTGGACTTACTGAAAATATTTTAAATCAAAATATGAGTAGTGTAAACTTTAATGCAGGTTCACCTTACTCTCTTGAAACACAAAAAGAAATAAATAATTTTAAAGGTCAATCATATGGAAGTATGCTTGAAAATGAAAAAGAAAAATATAGAAACCATTTACTTGCTGCTCAAAATGTAGCTGATAATGCTAATAATGCACAAGCTTTAAGAGAGTTACATTTTTCAAGAGCAGCATTAAGTTTTTATAAAATAACTCTTGCCTATCAATATGCTGCTGCAGTTCAAGGAGGAACATCTGGTTCTAGAACTGTTTCTGATACTGATTTTGCTAAAAACTATGCAGCTATATTTGTTAGTGCTGGCCCTGAATTTTTTGGTGTAGTACAAGCTATAGGAAATTCTATGAAATCTACAATGGATTATTTAAATGTTGAACAAAGTATAATTGGAACAGGATATCATGGTGAAGTTATGCCTAGTTTAGAAGGTTTAGCACAAGCACAAACATTACATTTAAATAGATCAAATGTATCTCCAGCAAGAAAAATAGTATTAAGTAGAGAGCTAACAAAGAGAAACGTTGATGATGACCTTAATAGAGAAAATATTCAAAGCGGTAGTAAATCTTTTGCTCTTGAACCATTGCAAAAAAATGTATCTAGAGGAGATGAATTAATAAATATTTTTAGATTATATGCAGATCCAAGTAAACCTACACTACAAAAAATAGGAGATACAGAGTATCCTCTTCATATAGAAAATATAGCAACTTCTACTCAAGAAATAAGAGGAATAGAAGATGCACTACAAAAAGGTAGAAATGAAGTTGGAGACTATTTAAAGAATAAATATTTTAAAGAAATAGACCTTGATAAAACATTTACCTTAGAAGAATTTAAAAATATGATAAATGGAGATCTTCTTGAACATACTCAGTGGTTAACAGATAATATATTTAGTAATACCGACTATCAAAATTTTCTATCAAATGGTATGCGTTTTACAACAAATGACAAAATGAAAGATATAAGAAAATATAATAATGTATTTGACATAGCTACTAATATAAAACAAGGAAAAGAACCTTCAATTACAGAAATATTAGACATAGAAAATAATATGCAAACATTTGATACTTTGAAACCAGAAAATAAACAATATTTACTTCATGCTGATATGATAGAACAGGCAAGAAATATGTTTTTAAATTTAGGAATAAAACAATTATTAGATGAAGATAATGATTATATTAAAGATTAAACAGTAGTTGAAAGAGATAAAATGGCAGAGAATACATTAGCTCAAGACATGCAAAATAGTTTTACTAATGAGTATGATGATTATTTTTATAAAGAACCTGATGAGGAGAGACAATTATTACCTTCTCAACAAAAAATGATATTGCCAAAAGGAGAGTATGTTACTGATAAAGATAAACCACCTCTTGAAGTAAAAAAACAAACAGGTGTTTCTGCAGACAGATTAGCTAGAGCACGTTCTACAGTCGATTTAGATGAATATTTTAAGTTAGCTAATAATGAATTAGAATTTTCAGATACTTCTACAGAAACAACTACAGATAGAATTGCTTCTGAAATAAATAAAGCTGCTGGTCGTGAAATAATGGCTGTTGAAGAAACTGCACTTGAAGCTCCAGTAGATGGAAAAACTAGAACTGTAGGAGAACGAGTTAAAGGTGTTACTGGAAAAGCTGTAGTAAATCCTTTAAGAGAAGCAAGAAAAGAACAAGATGTAGAAAGAATACTTGGCCCTGCAAAAGCTTTTACAGAAGGAAAACTACAACAAGTTTTTGTAGATATTCCTACATTTGGATTTGGAGTTTATGAATATGGAACTTATGGTGTAAATATTTTAGGAAATGCTTTAAAAGAGTATGGCCTTCCTGTACTTTACAATATGACTGAAGCTGTTCCTGCAGAGATGCATGCATTGATAAATGAAGTAAATATAGATCATAGGTATAAACCTCTACCTTCAACTGCTATGGATGTTTTTCAAACAGAATGGGCTGATACATTTATTCCAGAACAGAAAAAAGCATTTCAAAATGCATTAGAAGAATATGTTGAACCTATACATCAACATTTATTAAGACAAATGGGTGGTAAATTTTCAGAAAGAGAATTAAAAGGAAATATTGCATTAAGTTTAATGTATAAAGCAGGTTTACTACATGGACGTTTTTTACCTTTTAGTGGAGGTGTTAAATCAACTATAGAAACAGTAGGTTTAACTAAACAATTAAAAAAAGCTGGAGAATCTACAACAAAAGCTTTTCCTAAAGCAGTTAAAGGATCTTTATCTAACAGACTTCAAAATGTTTGGGGTGATTTTGCAATAGCAACTTCTGCTGGTACAGGATGGCAAGTTGCTGATTCTTTTTTGCCTGAACAATATAAAGACGTTGCTCCTTTATTTGCTTTACCTGCTGCATTATTTGGGCCATCAATAACAAGACGATCAGTAGGACATGTTTTTGCAGCTTTAATATGGGGTGGTTCAAAAATTCCTTTAGTTAAAAAAGTAGGTTTTCAATCATTAAGAGAAAGTAATTTTGGAAAACGTCTTGTTTTAATGGGTTCAGGTGTTCCTGTAGCAAGAGCATTTTCAACACAACCTGATAAATTAGATGATTTATTAGGTGAAACAAGATTTAGTGATGTAGGATTACAAAAAATAGCTGAAGCTGTTCAAGGTTTAGAACCTGCATATAGAAAAGAAATTATGCAAGCTTGGGATAAATTTATGGAAATGAAAGATGTAATAGGTGATGAAACTACAGGAAAACTTATGTTGTATATAAGTGAAGTTACTGGATTAGCTAATACTCAAGGATTAATTAATATAACAACAGCTTCTGAAAAACAAGGTATGATAACAAGAGTTACTGATTTTATACGTGTTACTGAATTAGAACAAATGCAAAAACAAAATGGAGCAAATATTACTTTATTGCGTAAAGAAATACTTAAAGATATAGAAAAGTATACAGGTGGTAAAAAAGAAACTTCACAAGTTTTACAAAATCTTTTAACTAAAGTTGATTCTACATTAGATGATTTATTAGATGAACATAATCTTAATATGGATACTTTAGATGATATGGCTACATCAAACTCTGTATACACAAAATTATCAGATCAACAAGACATTAGGCAAACAGCAGAAGAAGTTTTTTTCTATGATAAATATGTTCCAAGTTCTAGTTTATCTGTTGAAGAACAATTTGAATTTATTAATAATAACAAAAAAACTTTTAAAGATAAAGTTGTTAAACGAATAAATAATTCTTTTCAAAAAGTTAAAAATCCAAGTGATAAAAATTATAAAAAATATAAAGAAGCTATTAAAGGTGAAACAATTAGAGGAAGTAGTTTAAATGAATTTTTAGAAAAAATAGGAGAATTTGTAGATGAATATTCAGAACCTGCAATTGCTTCATTTACAAAAAATGCAAGAGGAGTAAATAGTAAAGATAAAATTATAACATTTGCTAGAAAAACAGCACTAGAAAAAGATACTGTAGAACAAATACAATCAAGAATATCTAAATTAAAACAGTTAGAAAATACACAAAATTTAAATATGCAAAAACGAAATGGAGAAACTTTTACTGTAGATGAATTAATAAGTGATGTACAGAGTTTAGCAGATGAATTAACAGAACAAGGTTTTGACGCAGTAGAAATAGGTAAAAGACAAAAACTTCTTATAACTAAAGAACTATCTGAAATGAGAGTAACAAATGCTATTACTGGAGGAAATGCAGATAATTTAATAAATAATATTCTTCGACCTGAATTAAAAATTTCTGATGTTGTTTCTTTTAAAAGTGATTTGTTAGATAAATATAGACAACAATATGGTAATTCTCAAGGATACGTAACAGGTCAATTACATGATGCAACAAGAGAATTACTTGAAAGTTTACGACATGATCGACCAGAATTAGAAAAACTTAGAAAAACAGCAACAGATTATTATAGAAAAAATGTTGTTCCTTGGAAAAATAAATTTTCTACGCAATTAAAAGATATAAGTGAAGCTGCAGAAAATAGAGATATTTTAAAAACTGTAAATGATCTTGGCCCTGAAGATATGTTTACATTGTTTTTAAATTCAAAAAATTATGAAAAAATGGCAGGAACATTTAAAACATTATTTGGAAAAAAAGGTGAATCTTTTACAGATGCTACAGAACTACTGCAAGAAACAATTGGAAGAATTTTATCAGGTGATTTTCCTAAAGCAAAAAGTACTTTTATAAATAATCTTTCTTTTGAAGATATTTCTACATTAAAAACCGAAAATTTAATAACAACTTCTCAAGCAACAAGATTAATGTCTATAGTTAAGAAAAAAGTAGATATGGGTGAAAAAGCAAAAAGTGCTATTGCAATAGAATTAGCAAGAAATGTTAGTAAAAAATATATTAAACCTCTTCAAGAACATCTTCAAAAAGAATATTTTGATGTATTTGGAGACAAAATTCAAAATTTATCAAATTCAGATAATTTTGTTCAAGCTCTTTTAGAAGAAGAAGCTATTACATATGGTTTTAAAAGAAATGTTGTAGATAGAGCTAAATCAAATATATTACGAAATACAGGAACAGATAGTGTAGAAGCTATAGATGAAGCTGTAGAAGTATCCGTAAGAAATATTCCAGAATCTAAAGGAAGAATAAAATTATCTGATGCATTTTTTGATTTTGTAGAAAATAAAATTATGAAATTTGACAAAAATGGTGTAATAACAAAAGAAAGTAAAAAAGAAGCTAAAGAACTAATTGAATCTTTAGAAGCATTAGTTATACAACATCATTATTCTAAATCTTTTACATTAACACCTAATCGTGCTACAGGTGTTCCTAGACAAGAACCAAATAGATTTTGGAGTAAATTTGATAATAGTGGTTTATATACAGACATAGATTTAAAAGCTATGGCTGATAATTTAGATAAAAGTCATTCTTTATACGAAAGAATAGCTAATATAAAAACTAGATATGGTTTATTTGAAAAAGGACAAGATAATCCTAATCAAACTTTTCAAAAATTAATAGATATTTATGAAATGTCTAGAATTTCTGTTAGTAAATTAGCTAATGTTGCTATAAAAAATGTAACACAAGATATGGCAATATCAGGAATTTTGTCAAGAATATATGCAGGATTAAGAGGAGTTGTAAGTCCTCGATATTTACTTACTGATGCTATCATTAGAGCAACTCATAGAAAACAAGCTGAATTTTTATCTAAACTTTTTACAGATCCACAATCAGTTTCAGTTGTACATGATATTATGGTTAATAGAAAACCTCCTTCTCAAGAACAGGTTAAACATATGAAAAAATTATTTTTTCTTGTGATAGGAAATACTATGAATCAGTTTAATGACCGTCAAATAGGTAAATTACTAGAGTTTATGTTTAGTTCTGATCTTGATGATAAAAATATAAAACAAAAAGCACAAGATGTATTTATAAAACAAGGTATTCAAGAACAAGACCCTAGAGAAAGATTTAAAAGATTAATGAAACCTAGAAAAGATCTTAAAACAAATATTTATTCTACTTTACCTAATACATAAAATATAAAAGAATAACTAACATGGAACTAGGTCTACGAGAACTTATTACTATAGGCACAGTAATTATAACAATTGCTAGTTCTTTTGTTATGGTCAAAGCCAAGACAGAGAAACTGGCTGAAGAATTAGTTAGAATTGCCAAAGAGTTATCAGATATTCACAGCCGTATAGATAGTGTGGAAGCAGAGTTAGGTGTGTTAAAACATCAGAGTAATATTATAGGTGGTATACTTAGTCCTACAAATTTAAAAAATAACCATCAGGAAATAGCTGCTTTAAAAGAAATTACAAAGAATAATACAAGAGATATTGATTACTTGAAGAACATGCACAACGGTAAGCATCCTTCAGTATAACTAGAGGAGACACAAAACATATGTTAGGATTAGCGGAAAGTGTTGTTGGAGTAGCTGGAAAGGTCTTGGATAAGTTTGTTGAGGATAAAGATCTCAAGACAAAGTTAGAAGCTGAACTCAAGCAACAAATGGTCAGCCTTGATTTAGCTCAAGCACAAGCCAACATAGAGCAAGCTAAACACCCATCTATATTCGTATCAGGTTCTAGACCTGCTATTATGTGGGTGTGTTGTTTTGCATTAGCTTGGCAGTATGTTTTACAACCTGTAGCTTTATGGAGTTTAGCTGTAGCTGGCAGTGATGTAGTGTTACCTATAATACCAACAGAAGGTTTGATGACATTGACTCTATCGCTACTCGGCCTCGGTGGTCTTAGAAGTGCAGAGAAATGGAAAGGTATTGCCAGAGAAAATATGAAAGGAACTAAATAAGAAGTTTATTAATATCGTTGTAATAATCAGAAGATAACTTTTGTAACTTCTTTATAAATCCTGCAATAATATGTGTGTTTTCATATTCAGGAACTTTTCTATTCATCTCAGACTCAAATTCTTTTAAGGGAACGTTAGAGTATTCAACCTCTAGGTTCCCTTCATTATTTAATACTACTTTTATTTCAGAAAGTACTGTCTTGGCTGTTCTGCTCATATGTCTGTAATCTCACAGAAACCAGAAGAACAAGCTAATTCTTGTGCTGATTTAGTCATGTCGGTAGTCTCGTATTCATTTAATTTTTCCCAATCTATTTTTTTAGGCATGAGTTTATAAACTTTCTCATACTCTTCTTCAGTACATTCTTGATAAGGTGCTTGACGATAACTGTGGTCAGAGTACGGTAAGAAACTTACACCACTAAGTTTATCAAAATGTTCGTAACACCACGCTCCTACAGCCATCCATTCTTCATCCTTAACACTAACAGTTATAGAAGGTTTATGTTCACACCAGAACTCACTGTACACACTCCACATTTCTAATTGTTCGATAGCAGACATATCTTTACGTGTAACAGCTTGAGCAGATGATTTAACTGGAAAAGAAAATACAGAATTATATTCTGGTGACATAACATCTGCTTCCCAAGGTATTCCTATATCACGCATAAACATAGTCAGAGGATCTTTATTATCTCCTCGTATTGTACGTATGTAGTACTTTGAGTGTCTAGCATGAATACCACTTGCAGTGTCTGTTAGCTGGCTTACAGTACCAGAAGGTTTGATGCACGTTACAGCAGTAGACTCTGGTATGCTCAACTTCTTAGCCCATTCCTTGTTTGTGTTTACAGCACATAATCTCATATCACTTAATCTTTTTCTTAATGCATCTGTATTTTTATTTAACAGAACATTATCCATGATGCCAGTTAAAGACACACCTAGTAGACGTTCTTCCTCTGTTGTGTCTTTCCATCTCTTACGTAGATAATGAAAGTCTGTTAACGTAGCTTGCATTGTGCCTAAGATTGTAGCGAGTTTAACTTTAAATAGTAATCCTTTTTCACTGTCCCAAGGTTTACAGATAACCTCAGTAAGATTACAGAACTGATTAGGTTTTAAGATTATCTCACTGCAAGGATTAGTGCCGTACAATACATCAAAAGGTCTACGTTCAAATCGAGATGCTTGTTTCTGAGAAGCTACTCTATTAAATATACCACGTTCACCAGACTTGCTCATTACAAGAGCTAACCATTCTTGCATAAAAGCTTCTGCACTAGGTTTCTGTGAATAGCAAACAGAGTTGTTTGACAACGCTCTTTGAGGTTGAGTATGCCACCAATCACCAGCTTTAGCATGACGCATATTGTCATCAGACAGATCACTGAGAGATAAGAGAGCAGAACGCCTGACACCGCCAGAAACCACAACTTCACCTGTTTTGCATACAATGTCATGGCACTCCAACGATGTAAGTTTACGTCCTTTAGCATTTTTAAATATTCCTATTGTAAAGTTAAACAAGTCTTTGAGAGGCTGTGGGCCAGAAGCTCTACCACCAAATGTTTTCAGTCTTGCTCCAGCAGGACGTATTTTATCATAGTTAATAGTAGGTATTCGATTTGTGTATAAGAAACTTATCAAATCTCTGAAGCTTCTTGCCCATCCTTCCTTACTGTCAGCTACTGAGATTGTGTCGTCAGTAATCTCAAAGTCAACATCAGGAATAGAAGGTAGCATGTTAGTAAACTGTTGTTCTACAGAGAAACCTACTCCAGTGCCGTTCATTAGTATGTAGACAATCTCATCAAAAGATCTAGGATTATCTATAGGAATGTAAGAGCAGTTGTATCCAGCTATGTTTTCTCGTTTTAATGCTGGCCCGGCTGTCATCATAGCTCTCATGGAAGGCATGATTTCTAAGTTAAGAATAGCATCTCGTAGTTCTTTGTATATGTCAGATTTTTTACCAAACTGTGACATAGGAGTATTCTCCCACATAAACGTTAAGTAACGCTCTACAGTTTCATTCCAAGTCTCTCTTCTTTGTTCTGCATCTATCCATCGAGAGTAACGGCTCTTATGTATAAAAGCTTGATAGTCAGTAGGTAACGTAGTCGGCATTAGTTTGTATCCTTCATGTTCTCTATTATCTTATTTAAGTACCATTGTGCTTTTAACAGATCTTTCTTTTTATTATTCTTGTAGTTGCATCTCCACAAGTATTTCATAACCGTACCACGTAAGTACTCTTGAAAAGAATAGTCATCCATCGTAGCCTGTATAGCATCTATGCACTCTATGCCATGTTCATTTAGTTTGTAATGTTGTGGGTGATCAACGTCATCAAACATCATCATCATCCTCTATCGTAAATTTAATCTCAAGTTGTCCATCATCCTCATTTACTGTTATGCTAGATGGAATAGAGAAATCTTTTGCTACAGCTTTTCTATAATCATCTAATAAAACAACGTCACCTGTTTTAGTTTCTTGCTGTGTATCCTTTTTAATACTTCTAATATAATTTAAACCTCTTTGTAATACTTCATCACAAGAGTTGTTGAGTAAGTCAAGGATACCTGCTGACATGACTGTACATATGTGCGGTTCTGTCTGTCCTTCTTGTATAGTCGTAGAGTCGAGGATAAGGATACTAAAACCCTCTTCATCTTTATCACTACCTTGAAGAACAATAAATACTCTTTCTTTGTTTTCAAGAGTACTTAAACTATCGATGAAATCTTGCTCACTATCCAAGATATCTCTTGCTCTATCCGCTATGTTGTCGTCTTCGTTGTCTTCAGCCATTTGGCAGGTATCCTTTCCTTTGCGTATAAAAATCCATATTTATCGCACCAATCACCATAAGTAGATTTGGAACGTTTGTCAAGTTTATTTGTAGGTCTGGAGAAAATAAATCTTATGTCAAGATCAGGATGTTGTTCTTTAATAAGTAGATGTTTAGCTCGATCACTAGCTATAAATAAACCTTTTGTTTCTATATAAAAATCATAATCTACCAGATAAAAATCAGGAGTATAATGTTTTATTTTAGGTACGAAAGATAGTCTAGTCTTTTCGTAATCAAATGTCAATTTTTTTTCTTGTAAATCTCTAGCAAAACAAGCTTCTAAATTAGACCTATATCTTATAATTTTAATAATACTCTTCCTATTGTTTAGATTGTATTTTTTTAGAACTGTATTTGTGTAGCATATCATTCCATTTGTGATGTAAACATTGTACTATTTTATAACCTACTTTGTTTGCTACGTTTTCTATCCAGTGGTTTGTTGTAAATATTTCCATAGGTATGATAACATCATGTCGATTGTTAAGAACATTAAAGACAGTATTGAAGTCTTTCTCAAGACTTTCTCTTACCCACTCAAACTCTCTATTTGTGTAGTAGCTCTCTTCATCTACTCCACCAGATTTCTTAACAACAATGCTAAGAGAACGGTGATGATCTCTTAGAGAGATACTCAAACGATCTCCACCTTTTCTATTCTCGTTCTCTAAGTACAGAACAAAAACATTAGGATTTAATTCTAAGTCTCGTATGTTAAAATTAGTTAGTTGAAGTACTGTCATTCTATTCTTTTACATCAAACGCATATCTATTTGTACCACCTCTTTGCTTTGGTAATAATTTTGCTTCTTCATCTTGAAACATAAATTTTCCAGATATAGGGTAGTAGTAAAGTAAACGCACATTCATTTCTTTTTGAACAGGTGTAAGCGTATAAGTATTATATCCTCTAGCTTTTCTTCGACTATTATGATTTAATGTTTTTACATCAATAGGATATATTACACAATTTCCTAACTCTTCACGTACTGCAATAAGATCTATACCACATGTTTTAGAAAGATTTTTAAAAATGTAAAACCCTTGTTCCATTAACCATGCTGCTGCTTTTAATTCTGCTACATCTCCTTTTAAAAAAGGAGACATATGTATAGGAATTTCTTTTTTTTCTTTTATTATTAAATTTTTATATTTAGATTTTTTTAGCATAAAAGTTCCTTTATAACTCATCATCACTATTCAAATAAGTTTCTTGCATACGTCCTGTTTCTGTATCGTAAAGAAGATCACCTGATGGGCCAGTAATACCTGAAAATCTATTCTTTATTACTCGTGTTATTGTTGTGTTTCTTTCTACACCACAATCTGCTTGTCCATTACGTTCTAATCCTATTACAATGTCACTTAACTGACCTATGCTGTGGCTACCTCTCAAGTCAGATAAGCTTACAGTAGCAGAGCCTAGCTCATGCGAACCAGTAGAAGGTCTACGTAAGTGTGACACCATAAAGAGAGTGATACCAAGCTCTTGCACAACTGTACGTAGCTTGGTAACACAGGCATCAATAGTTCTACGCTCATCCATACTGTTCTCTTGCGAGGACACCAATATAGAGATGTGGTCTAATACGATAAACCGACAACCAAGAGCACGAACAAGATAC